CTAACAAGTCCAACTGCAACTCCTGCAAACTTGTTACTAAACTTTACCAATGGCGCAATGGTTGATGCACACGGAACAAATGTTTTAGAATCACTTTCTGCCACACAATTGAGTACATCAATTAAGAAGTATGGTAGTGCTAGTATGAGTTTCAGTGGTTCTGGAACTGGATTGAAAGTTGCAGAAAATCCAAATATCAACTTAGGCACTTCAGATTTTACTATAGAGTTTTGGGTTTACTTTAATGCAACAAATGCTGAAATGTGCGTGATCAATAAAGGCTGGCAGTCCAGCAGTGCATATGCCAGTTACTTGATTTATATGACTAGCTCAGGCTCTTTGCACTTCAATGCAAGTACCAATGGTAGCTCATGGGATATTGCAAACGAAGTTATTATTGGAAACATGACAGCTACTACGTGGACACACATTGCTGTCACTCGTTCCGGTACAACTTACAGAGCATTTATTAATGGTACTATCGTATCTGGATTTACATTTACAAATTCAGGGTCACATGCAAACTTGTCGGCACAAGCACTATATATTGGCGGAAGAACCGATGGTAATAGTGTTTTAAATGGTTATTTGGATGATGTTAGAATCACCAAAGGTTATGCCCGTTACACCTCAAGTTTCACAGCACCAACAGCCGCGTTATTGACAAGATAAATATAGATCATATAGCTAGAATATAATCATGTCATTTCCAGTTTCGCCAGCAAATAATACAATTGTAGTTAGAAATTACAATAGTTACATATACAACTCTACCAAAAAAACCTGGACAAGATTCACTGTGAATGGATATCAGGGGAATCCGGGTTATGCTGGATCAGTGGGTGCCACTGGAACTCAAGGGCCCCAAGGTGATCCAGGTCCACAAGGACCTCAAGGCAGTGATGGCATTGGTGGAACTGGACCACAAGGTTATCAGGGACCAACAGGAACAGCACTTTACAGTGTGTCTTGGCAATACAATACAACTTATGGTGGAACTATAGACCCCATCAACGTGATGCCTGGTGGCGCACCATTTGATTCTGTTGGCCAAAAAGTGTATCTTATTGTTATTGGTCAGAATGATATAGCATCATATATTACACCACCAGGTGGATTTAGTTATGTCTCTCAAACAAATGGTGTCAGTGGTGGACCATCGATGGTTTTATATAGTGCAGATACAGGAACAGGTGCAGTAACTAGCTCTCTATCCAGTGTTTCTGTATCGTTTGATCCAGGCCATACATGGACAGAATATGCTATTGCTGGATTGTGGCAGACCACAAATCCGTCAACAACAACTCTTATGGATTATATCAGTGGTGATTCTCGTACTGACACATCTTTTACATGGAATGGTGATTTTTCGTACCCACATAATGCTAGACTTATAACAACATCAATAAATTCATATGTCGATTGGGTGAACAATTCAGCAAGTACAATGAATGCAACTTTTGCTGGAGGATTTGTGCATCCTTTAAATCCCAATTTCACTGTCGCAACCTTTAATGGGGATGAACCTTTCACATCATCTAGTGACATATCTATATACAATCCATATAGTGCTGTATATAGTTATCTATATACTCTTACCAGTTAATAAAAATCCAACAGAATAAATCATGTCATTCCCATCATCACCAACAAACGGCCAAACCGCATTAATAAACAGTATTAATTACGTTTATAATAGTACGACCAACTCTTGGATGAGAGTTCCTGCACTGGGTGTTCAGGGACCACAAGGCGCACAAGGCGCACAAGGCGCAAGTGGTGCTGGTCCACAAGGATATCAAGGAGATGCAGGACCTCAAGGTGATCCAGGTAATACAATAATTGGCCCACAAGGACCGCAAGGACCTGCTGGTGCTGGAGGTGGTGGCGGAGGCGGTGGCCCAATCACACCTTTTGGTGTTGGATTGGGATGGACACCAAACACATCCTATGGCGGTGACATTACTATTTCTGGTTTGTCCGGCTTAGATGTATCCAACCAAGTCTTTTTTATTGCATTGGCTTATCCATCTTTCTCATATCCATTCTCAATTTCTATTGGTAGTACATCAATGAACTTTTCTGGTAGTACGAATGGACTAGCACTCTATACAGTCAGTACAGGTTCTATGTTAACCGGAGTAACCTCAGTTACAATAACAGGTCTTTCTGGATACAATATGGCGACTGCTTGGGTATCAAATAATGGAACTACTGGATTCGGTTCAGCGATGATCGGTTTTGGTTTTTCTTCATTCGTATCTGTATATTTTGGAGGCACCCCACACAGTTCAGTTGTAGTTATGGCATCACAGAATAGTGGAACAAATTTATCGAGTGGAGTTACCGGTCCTTCAGGATGGACCAGTGGTGGTACAACTCATCCATCTTATTCAAGTTTAACCGCTTACGCATCCATTGCGCCAAGTAGTTTTAGTGGAGGACCAGCATCATTTACTATAGGCACATATTCAACATCGTTTGGTTATGCCACTTGTTATGTTAACTAAAAAATAAGGTAAAGAAAAAAATGGTATATGCAAAAATTGTTGATGGTGTAATAAGTTATTACCCAGCTTCATTAGATTTATTGTTTTATAAAGGTGTATTGTCCAATCCAAGACCTTCACCAGAAGAAATGGCTGCGGCAAATGTTGTAGAAATTACTCAGCCCTTTAATCAGAAACCTAATGATGGTTATAATTACACACTGAAACCTATTCAACAACAAGACGGTTCATGGATCGAAGATTGGTATCAAGAAGAAACACCTGTAGATGTGTTTAATACCAATGTACAAATACAAAAATGGTGGGTTGACCGTGAACGAAACCTTCGTTTAGGTTATACCGATTGGGTAACAATCAAGAGTTTAGAGACAGGTGTTCCTGTTCCCGATGCATGGAAAGTTTATCGCCAAGCATTAAGAGATGTTACAACACAAGAAGGCTATCCGTTTAATATCTCTTGGCCTACAAGACCAGACGCTGTTTAAATTTACACTATATAATGGATGATTAACTCATTCATTTTTATTTGATTCATTATGAAAAACCTGAAATTTAGTGTCATTACTCCAACACATGACCCAAAAAATGTGCCCTATCTTGTTGAAGCTTTCGAATCTCTGCTTGCACAAACACATACTAATTGGGAATGGATACTGTATTTAAATAATGCTTGTGATCCTTCGTGCATTCCTGATAACATCAAGAATCATCCACAAGTGTCTTGGAGTCATAACAATACAACTAATAATAAAATTGGTCAAATAAAGAAACAAGCATTTAGTTTGGGTACTGGAGATGTTCTTGTTGAACTTGATCACGATGACCAGTTGACTCCAGATTGTTTAGCAGAACTCAACACAGCATACCAAGATGATACTGTAGGATTTGTATATTCAAATAATGCAGTATTGCATATGACGGATGAATTTGTACCTTTTAGCGGTGATCATGGCTGGTCATTTAAAACTTTCAATTGGAAAGGTGATGAGCTAATTTCAATGAACAGTTTTGAGCCGACAAGTCATTCACTATCATATATCTGGTATGCACCAGATCATGTCAGAAGTTGGAAGAAAACAGTATACCATAGTATTGGTGGTCATAATCCAGAATTATCGATTTGTGATGATCACGAACTTTGCATCAGAACATATCTGGCAACCAAAATGGTTCATATTCCTAAAGTTTTATATATCTATAGAATCACAGGAAATAATACATTTTTAATTAGAAATGTACTTATACAAACCAAGACCAAAGAGTTGCACGTGAAATATGCACAAAAATTGGCAGAGAAAGACGCATTAGATAATGGTCTTTTGTGTGTTGATATTGGTGGTGGTTTGAATCCTTATCCGGGTTATACAACAGTAGATTTAAGAGAAACAGCAGATTATGTTGCAGATTTGAATCACGGAATTCCACTACCAGATAATTCAGTGGGTGTATTAAATGCTAGCCACATCATTGAACATCTGTATGATAAAACGAAAATCATGTCGGAAATCCATAGAGTTTTGGCTCCAGGTGGTTGGGCATTCATTGAAGTTCCAAGTACAGATGGAAGAGGTGCGTTTCAAGATCCAACACATGTAAGTTATTGGAATGAAAACAGTTTTCTGTATTACACACAACGATATATGGCCAATTTCATTGACAATGAAAACATTAGATTCCAAGAATATCGTAGAGAAACACATTTTCCAAATGCTTGGATGAAAAGTATTGATGCGCCCGTTACAAGTGCATGGTTGGTCGCAATCAAACCAGGAATGCAACGGTTGCCTGGTATATTAAGTATATAAATACCAAATAAACTATCAGGTATATTAAATGGCCGCAGTAACATCTAGACAAGAATTTAAACAATATTGCTTACGTAAGCTGGGGTTTCCCACAATTGAACTTAATCTGGATGATGACCAGATTGAGGATCGTATTGATGATGCCCTACAGTACTGGCAAGATTACCACTTTGACGCATTACAAAAACTATATTACGTCAAACGTTTGGATGCAACGGATATTACTAACCGTTATATCAACTTGGACCCAGCAGTTACGGTGGATCCAGGTGGCAACAATGTCACCATCGTCGGCGTAACCCGTATCTTCCCTATCACAGATTCATTGGCATCGAATAACATGTTCGACTTGCGTTATCAGCTACGCTTGAATGAACTGTATGACTTTACATCTGCATCCTATATCAACTACACGTTGACCATGCAACACCTTCGTTCACTAGAATTGATGTTCACTGGTGAAGTTCCTATTCGATTCCAACGTCATATGCATAGACTGTATTGTGATTGGAATTGGGGTGGTGCCGTACAAGCAGGAGCAGTTGTGATTGCTGAATGTCATGCATTGATTAAACCTGAGGATTTCCAATCTGTATGGGATGACCGTTGGCTCAAACGTTATGCAACAGCATTAATCAAACGTAACTGGGGTACAAACCTTAAAAAATTTGCTGGCGTACAGTTGCCAGGTGGTGTTATCCTAAATGGTCAAGTCATCTTTGATGAAGCAGAAGCCGAAATCACAGCACTTGAAGCCGAAATGATTAACTCTTACAGTCTACCACTAGACTTTATGATGAACTAATGGCAACGAATCTATACTTTAATAACTACAATAGTTCTCCTGAGCAAAGGCTCATCGAGGACTTAATGATCGAAACCATTAAAATTAATGGTGTCGATTGCTATTATATTCCAAACATTAATGATTCTGCTAGAGATTTATTGTATGGTGAAGATCCACTCAAGAAGTTTACTGCTGCATACCCACTGGAACTTTACATCACAAACGTAGATGGCTATGAAGGTGAAAGAGAATTCTTCTCCAAGTTTGGTCTTGAGATCAGAAATAACATGTCAGTGATCGTTTCTAAACGATCATTTGCCCGCTGGGTACCTCAAACTTATTATAGACCACGTGAAGGTGATCTGATTTATATTCCATTCATGGCACAAACTGGTGAAATGTATGAGATTAAATATGTGAACTTCTCAGAAGCATTTTATGTTTTAGGTAACAAGTATCCATATTTCTATAAATTGGAACTTGAGAAATTCAAATACTCACAAGAAACAATTGATGTTGGTATCGAGAATATCGATAACATTGTGGCACAAGATGCATACACATTAACGCTCGATATGAACCTGGAGAGTGGTACAGGTAATTATATTAAAGGTGAAACTGTTGCAGACGGTTCAAATTCTGGTACTGTAACATACTGGAATGCAGCGGATGGCGTATTGAAGGTTACAGACCTTCTTGGAACTTTTGCAAATAATGCAACAATTATCGGTGCAAATAGTGCGGCATCATATCAGATTAATGTTCCACCAGACGAATTAATTGATCCACAAGAACGTGAAATGTACGATAACAAAGTAATTCAAACAGAAGCGGATAACTACTTAGACTTTTCGGAGTCTAACCCATTCGGGGATATTACATGAGCCAGAGTTATCACAGAATCATAAGAAAAGTTGTTATTGCATTTGGTAACATATTCAATGACATTTCACTGTCTCGTTATGATGCCAACGGAGTGGAGAAGGAACACTTTATTGTACCTATCGTATATGGTGGCAAAGAAAAATATGTTTCTCGCCTTGAAGGTGATCCAGATTTGGATAAGAAGGTACAAGTAACTCTACCCATCATGTCATTCGAAATGAATGATATGAAGTATGATGCATCACGCAAGCTAATGACCAATATGAAAAATTCTGCTCCAGGTGCAGATGGTCAACACGCTTTGGCAGTTTATAATCCAGTACCATTTGATTTCGACTTCTCTCTATATGCGTATGTACGTAATATTGAAGACGGCGCTCAATTGATGGAGAAGATTCTACCTTTCTTTACACCAGATTATACGGTGTCGGTTAATTTGATTCCTGAAATGGGTCTCATTAAACAACTACCAATTGTATTGAAAGACGTTTCCCATACTATTGATTATGAAGGTGACTATAATACTAAAGTTCGTTCCATTATTTGGACACTAAACTTTACTATCAAGGGTTATCTGTACGGTCCAGTTTCACAACCAAAATTGATCAGAACATCTTTCACGAATATCTTGGACGATGTTAAATTACACGACAAAACAATTGTCTTGAATATGGCAGATGGTGGTTTAGGTGACTTTAAAGTTGGTGATAAAGTCTATCAGGGATTTTCATCAGACACTGCAAGTGCATCAGCAATAGTTGTATATTGGGATTCAGTGAATAAGAAACTCCAAATCAGAGATTCAGTTGGGCATTTCATTGCAGGTCAAACTATAACTGGCATTTCAACGAATGCAACATGGACAATGAGTAGTTTCGAATTTGTTAGCCAGAATATGGTTCAAGTTGTGGTTACACCAGATCCATCAGACGTTATATTGCCAAATAATTATACCTATAACGTGACAACCACGGAATTTCCAAATATATAAAGACCTAATCTATGAGTAAATTTGAAAAAAGCATGAGTGAGATATTCGACGTGGAACCAAAGCAACAAAATCTACCGGTAGTAGAACAAGAAAATCTACCGGCTGTAGAAACAAAATTTGGCACACCAGCTAGACTCGAACAAGACTTAGATCAAGACTATGAAGAATCACGCAACACACTCCGTGAACTTGTCAAAAAGGGCAACGATGCTATTGACCACCTACTTTCTATTGCCACAGAGACTGAACATCCACGTGCGTTCGAAGTTGTTGCAACACTGATTAAAAACACAGCAGAAGCTAATGAGAAATTATTGGCTACACAGAAAGCTATGCGCGACCTTAAAGGTATGTCTGCCAAGAATGACGGCGGCGGTGTAACCGTAGATAAAGCCATCTTCGTTGGTTCAACCTCCGAGCTTTCTAAGTTGCTGAAAAATAATAAGAATGGCAGCAATTAATAGTAAAACGGCTTACCGTGACAATCCTTTACTGAAAAAAGTAGGGGTTGAACATTCTTTCACACAGAAAGAGGTGGAAGAATACGTCAAATGTGCTCATGATCCTGTATACTTTGCTGAAAATTATATTAAGATCGTTAACGTTGATCGCGGTTTAATGCCATTTGAGATGTGGGACTTTCAGAAAGAAATGATCCGCACATATCATGAAAATAGATTCTCGATCACCAAATGTCCACGACAGGTGGGTAAGACTACAACCTCTGTTGCTTACTTATTGTGGGTTACACTCTTTTCAGATTCACAGAACATTGCAGTTCTAGCAAACAAAGGTTCTCTTGCTCGTGATATTTTGGCTAAGTACCAGCTTGCATATGAAAACTTGCCTATCTGGTTGCAACAAGGTGTTGTGACATGGAACAAGGGTAACGTAGAATTGGAAAACGGTTCAAAGATTATCGCAGCTTCAACCTCAAGTTCTGCTGTCCGTGGTGGTGCTTTCAACGTAGTATTCTTGGACGAATTCGCTTTCGTACCTAACAACATCGCTAATGAGTTCTTTAACTCAGTATACCCAGTTATCTCATCTGGTAAGACCACAAAGATTATTATTGTGTCTACACCAAACGGCATGAACTTGTTCTACAAACTCTGGATGGATGCAATTGGTAAGAAAAACGGATACAAGACGTTCGAGATTCATTGGTCAATGGTACCTGGACGCGACGAGAAATGGAAAGAAGAAACGATTAAGAACACCTCAGAAGAACAGTTCAGACAAGAGTTTGAATGTGAATTCTTGGGTTCTACCAATACACTCATTTCTGGTTCTAAGCTGGCACAATTGGTA